CGGGCACGGAGCTCGGCGACTTCACCTATGACATCCAAATGAGCAGAAAGGAGGGAGAAAAGTGAGTAATCTCGATTTTATCGAAACAGACAGCGGCGTCATCCTGACCACCATCCTGCAGCACCTCGAGAACGGATGCAGCGAACCGCTGTACCCGGGCGACGAGCGCCGCATCTTCGGCGAGTCAGCTCTGGCGCCGCTTTTTGTTTCTCTGTTCGCGATCGTCAACGACAGCTGCAGACAGAAGATGCTCAGATATGCACGGGGCGAGGTCCTCGACGCTCTGGGCGAGAACTTCAAGGTCTACCGGGAAAGCCCGAAGCCTGCGACAACGACCCTGCGCTTCTCTATCGCAGAGGCAGTCGGTCAGAACATCGTGATCCCGGCCGGCGTCAGATGCACCAGCGACTACATGAGATACTTCAGAACCGACAGCACAGCTGTCCTGCAGGCCGGCAGCACATACGTCGACGCAGAGGCAACGGCTGAGGAAGGCGGCAAAGGCGGGAACGACATCGGAGTCGGTGAGATCAACACGATCGTCGACATCAGCGAAGTCCCGCTGATCGACAGCGTCACAAACATCACGGCAACGGCCGGAGGAATTGACGAGGAGTCAGACGACGCATACCGCGAAAGGATCCGAAAGTCCGGGGACTCGATCAGCACAGCCGGACCGGCTGCGGCCTATCGCTACTGGGCTATTGCATCGAACCCGGCAAGGATCTCCGACGCGATTGTCGAGAACCTGATCCGGAAGCGCACCGAGGAGATCCCGGTCTATTCAAGATCCGGGGGCGCCTTCGCGTTTATCGGCGGCGAAGATCTGAGGGAGGACACGCTCATCGTCAAGGCTCACGGATCCGAAACGGAAGCAGCTCTGACGAGCGACTACACGGTCGACTACTCAGACGGCCGCCTTCTCGTCATCGAGATCGTGCCGGGCGGGATCCTCGCAGGAGCGACGTCTCTGGACGTCTCCATCGACGAAGTCGCTGACGGCGAGGTCGTCATCACTCCGATCTGCTTCGGCGGAGAGATCCCGACAGAGGAAGATCTCGAAACAGTCCGCGAGAAGTGCAGCGCGAGCGACATCCGCCCGCTCACCGATCGCGTCACGGTCAAGGCTCCGGACGTCGAATACTACGACATCGAGCTGACCTACTACACGACGGCAGCCGAGGAGGCCGCCTGCGTGGAAACGGGCGAAGGATCCGGCGGAGCGATCGACCAGTACGTCTACTGGCAAGGCAGCAGCCTGAAGCGTGACATCAACCCGGACTACCTCCGGAAGCTGATCCTCGCGCCGAACTGGGAAGGAGCCGTCGGGGCCACCATGGTCCAGATCGTAAAGCCTGCATACCAAGACCTGCCCGGCACTACGCTCTCGAAGTGGTCCGGCAGCCTGACAGTCCACCACATCGTCAAAGAGGGGGTGAACTAAATGGGCCAGAAAATAAGCGCGCCGAACACGCTGCGGCTGCTTCCTCAGTTCATGAGGAAAGACGAGGCGAACATCGCCCTCGCTGCAGCGGTCGACGAACTTCTTCAGGATCCCGGAAGCCGTGCGAAGCAGCTCCGCGTCTGGGATAAGATCGACGAGCTGCCGGAGTCTCAGCTGGACGAGCTCGCGTGGGAGCTGAACGTCGACTGGTACAAGACCAGCATGACGATCGAAGCCAAGCGGGCAACGATCAAAAACGCGAGACTGATCAAAGCACACCGCGGCACCAAGTACGCAGTCGAGGAGCTGGTCTCCAACTATCTCGGAAGCGGCGTGGTCGTGGAGTGGTTCGAGGTGAATGGCAAGCCGTACACCTTCTACATCTGCACGACTGAGGACGTCGAGGACGACAGCAAGTACAACGAGTTCGTCGAGGCAGCAAACGCGGCCAAGAGTGCACGCTCTCGCCTGCTGGGCGTCTATTCCTACATGGAGCACACTGTCAGGATCCTCGCCAAGCACAGCGGCGGCGCCGGCGCCTTCGTTTTCATCAAGGCCGGCACAAACCCGAAGATCCAGAACGTCGGCGGCCTGAACAGAGCAACAGCACAATCAGGACCGGAGACCATCCCGTCATCCTTCGCATACGTGAAATGCGGGACGAGGGTCTGCGGGATCTAAGAAAGGAGGGCTACACAATGGCATTTTACAAGAGCGACTTCCTCGATCAGCGTCGCCGTCAATGGCTCAACGCGATCGACAGAGTCCAGCTGAAGGTCGGATCCACATGGTACGACGCAGAGCTGCAGACGAAGGAGATCCAAGGGACCAGCATCGTCCTGATCGCCGTCTGCTCTGCTCTCGAAAGCGTGGCCGGAACGATCACAGCCTCCCGGATCCTCGACATCCGCGGAGAGATCGCGGCCGAACAGGCCGAAAACATCACCAAGGCCTCCGGGCAGGGCGCCATGATCAAGATCGTCCTGCCTGTCATTGAGGACGAATAAAGGAAGGAGGAAACCGAAATGTTCAAGCCTACAAAATGGAAGGACGAGATCCTGAGCACCGAGCTGGCCAGCGAAAGCGCAACCGGCACAGGGTCGAAGGTGAGCTTCAGCGTCGCAGCGAGGCCCCTGTTCGTGGCCAAAGTGACAGTCGCAGGCGCTCGCGTCTATGACTGGATCTACAACCCGGCCACCAACATCGTGACCTTCGACACAGCACCGGCCAACGGCGCGGCGATCCTGTTCTTCTACTATCCCGAAGTACAGGCGGGAACAAGCCAGAGCGCTGCGAACTTCAACAACATCGAAGAAGGCGGAGCTCTGGACGCGCACATGGCCATCACTCTCCTCGCGATCCAGCAGTATCAGACAGCCGGACAGCTTGACGAGGAGATCAAGACGGTCACGCTCACCAACTCGGCAAAGTACCCGTTCAACAGCTCGGCCCAGACCGTGCCGCTGAGCGGAGACAAAGCCAACACCAACTACGACGTCGAGGTCCTCGAGATCGTGGCCAGCACTGGCCTGATCGGAGCGATCCACGTCACCGAAAAGCTGCTCAACGGCTTCAAGCTGGCCTTTGACGGCAGCGGCAAAAGCGTCACGCTGAAAATCAAAATCAGAGGAGGTACACAGTAATGGCTATTAAACAGGTAAAGGTCATCGAGAAGAACCCCGGCCAGAAGATCCAGTGGGAGCAGACCGGATCCGGCGGCAAGGTCCTCGCCTTCGATGACTTCGCTCTCTCCATCAACTGCGAGAGATACCGCAAGGACTGGCCCGTTCATATTGACGTCTGCGTGGACGCAGCGGGCAACCTGACGATCGGAACGATCGGCGCCACTAAATACGTCGCAGAGATCGACATCCCTGCAGCAACCTACACACCCGGAGAGACTGAGGAGGATCCTCCTGTCATCGACCCGATCGACATGAGCGAAGTCGTCCTGAGCCTCTGGGCCATCGAATAAAAGGAGGACAGAACAATGGAAGCAAACTTTGACTTGACGGCTCTGGCCGTCAAAATGGTATGCCCCAACAACGAGATCATCGCGGACAAGGTGAACGGCTACCCGAGCATCTTCGTGAAGATCCCCAAATGCAAAATGAGCGATCTGATCGCCGGCGGCAGCAATAACGTCCACCCTGCCTTCATCGTGAACGGTCAGGAAGTCGACGCGGTCTACATCGGAAAGTATCAGGCCTTCACGAACGGCGGCATCAACTACTCCCTCCCGGGCGTGGATCCTGCAGCCTCCGCAACCTTCGACACCTTCGTCGCACGTGCGGCAGCAGCCGGCAAAGGCTTCCACGAGATCACGGCGGCAGAATGGGGCCTGATCGCTCTCTGGTGCAAGAAGAACAACTTCCTGCCCTACGGCAACAACAACTACGGCAAGGACAGCCGCGAAAACAATTACAAAGCGATCCCGACGTATTCCAGCGGCGGCCAGACGAACAGGGTCGCAACCGGTACCGGACCTCTCACATGGGCCCACGACGGCACAGCGGCCGGCATCTGGGACCTGAACGGCAACGTCAACGAATGGGTCGGCGGCATCCGCTTCGTCCATGGAGAGCTTCAGCTCCTCGCGAACAACAACGCGGCGGACTCTGATCACTCTCAGGCAGCAGCCTCGGCAGAATGGAAAGCGGTCGATGCAACAAGCGGCGCCCTGATCACTCCGGACGGATCCGGAACCACAGCGAACAGCTTGAAACTCGACTATGTAAGCAGCAAATGGAAGTGGATCAGCGGAACGATCTCTGACGCAGCAGACTCCTCGAGATACTGCGCGTTCAAGGACGTGACGATCGACGCAGGTGTAAGCGCTGCAGCGAAGGAACTCCTCTACGCTCTCGCGCTCGCTCCGGACGATGCAGCCTTCGACTATCAGGGCGACATCTTCTACGCCAATAACGGCGCAGCCGAGCGCGCCGTCTATCGCGGGGGCAACTGGGGCTACGGCACGAACGGCGGGGTGTTCTGCTTCCCTGCGGACCTTGCCCGCTCGGTCTACTCCTCGGGCATCGGCGGCCGCTCCGCTTATGTTGAGATCCCTGAAATCTGATCTCTGAAAATCTGACACAAGAGGGACGCCATCCACGGCGTCCCTCCTCTTATAGGTGAGAACAATGCAGCAAGAATTTTTACTCCAACAAAAGATCACCCGGATGATCGTGCTATCCATCCCGCGGATCCAGAACATGAGAAAGCCCGAGAAGTACACGCTCGGGAAATACATGGAGGACGCCATGTGCGGGATGCTCGAAGCAGCGATCGACGGGAACCTCGAAAAGGGCAGCAAACGCCCGCACCAGCAACGCCTCGACCGTGAAAAAGAGAAGCTGCGCGGCTTCCTCGACGTCGCGGTCGCGCCTCAGGTCCACCTGATCTCTCCCGGTCTCCATGAAGAATGGAGCAAAGAGATCAACGAGATCGACAGGCTCCTCGGCGGCTGGATGGCAAAAACGAGGTGATCACATCGGGGGATATGCCGGAGAAAACTTTGCGCGCCGTCTATCGCGGGGGCAACTGGAACAACGGCACGAACAACGGGGTGTTCTACTTCAATGCGAACAATGCCCGCTCGAACTCCAACACGAACATCGGCGGCCGCTCCGCTCTGGCCTATAAATGCTAAGCCCTGAGCCTACGGGTGAAGGGAGCGAAAGGGTCAAAGGGGCGTATCTCCCAACTGCGGGACGCACATCCCAAAGTTAAAGACACAGCCGGGGTGTTCATGCCTTCCGTGAGAGCGGACAGCGCCGGAAGGTGCTGCGGCAGGCCGCGGAGACTATCTGAAAAGAGTGCCAGACGCGGCTATTTTTTATTGCATAAAAGGAGGACGCCAAACATGGCAAAGATCACCAACCTATACGAGAAGGTCTACTCATGGGAGAACCTTCTGGCGGCCTACTACTCAGCAGCCGCGAGGAAATGGGACCGCCGTGAGGTCGCGGCCTTCTCCGCAAACCTCGAGGAGAACCTGATCGAGATCCAGAACGAGCTGATCTGGCGGACCTACAAGGTCGGCCGGTACCGTGAGTTCTACGTCTACGAGCCGAAGAAGCGCCTGATCATGGCGCTGAGCTTCAAGGATCGCGTCGTACAATGGGCGATCTACCGGCAGCTGAACCCGCTGATCGACCGGCAATTCTACGAGCACAGCTACGGCTGCAGACTCGGCAAGGGCCGCGTGAAGGCGGCGGAAAAGCTGCAGGAGTGGGTCAACATGGTCGACCGGAGGCCGGGCACGTGGTACTTCTTAAAGCTCGACGTCTCAAAGTATTTTTACCGGGTCAGCCATGAGGTCCTTCTCGATATTCTCAGGTCGAAGATCGACGACGACGGAGTCCTCTGGCTCATGGACACGATCATCAACTGCGAGCACACGGCCTTCGGCCTTCCTGCCGGCTTCAGCCCGGACGAGGTCGAGCCCGGTGAGCGGCTCTTTGATCGTGGTATGCCGATCGGAAACCTCACGAGCCAAATGCTCGCGAATATCTGCCTCGACCAGCTCGATCAGTTCGTAAAGCACGAGCTGAAGGAACACTTCGACGTCCGGTACATGGACGACGACATCATCCTGAGCAACGACCGGGACCGTCTCGTCTACGACTGGGACAGGATCGAGGAGTTCCTTCGGGACGAGCTCAGGCTCGACCTGAACGAAAAGACACAAATCAACACGATCCGGCACGGCGTCGAGTTCGTCGGCTACCGGATCAAACCCGGGCACCGAAAGCTGAAGCGCAAGAGCCTCCGGAAGATGAAGGCGAGGATCTCGCACATCGAAAAGGAATACGCCGCCGGAGAGATCGACGTGGAGGACGTAAACGCCACCATGCAGAGCTACTTCGGAGACATGAAGCACTTCGACAGCAAGGGCCTGAGGAAAAAGCTGACGGACAACACAGTATTCCAAAGGGGCCGAAACTAATCAAACAGGAGGACAAAACCATGGACATCTTATTGAGTCCCGGCCAACTGATCACCATCATGGGGATCCCCACGGCCGTGACTGCCTTCTGCTTCTGGCTCATTGAACGCCGGATCCAGAAACGGGACAAAAAGAAAGAGGAGGAAGCTGCTGAACGTGCAAAAGCCGCAAAGGCAGCGGCAGAGAAAAAAGAGAAAGAGGAAGCACAGCGAGAAGCTGCCAGAGAGCAGATGCAGATCCTCACGATCCAGATGACCAACGCAGCCATCGCCCTCGGCGAAGCGACTGCGAAGGCCGTCCAGAGGATCCCGGACGCACAGTGCAACGGCGATATGCACGCCGCCCTCGATTATGCCGCAAAGGTAAAGCACGAGCAGAAGGAGTTCCTCACAAGCATCGGGATCAAGTCGATCCTCGAATAAGGAGGCGCCGGCATGAACCCGAGAAGCAGAAAGAAAGGAAAGCACGAGCGGACGGAGAAAGAGAAGCAGCTCCGGACGATGGACCTGATCCTGATCGTTGTGGCCATCCTGCTCGTCGCCTTCACCATCACAATGATCATACTGTTCAACCGGACCGGGATGATCCCGGACACCCTCTGCACCTGCGTCTTTGCCTGTCTGGGCGGCGAGTGCGGAGCGATGGCATGGATCAAAACGACGAAGGACCGCTTCCGTGAGAGGGAGTGGGAGCAGGAAGATAAAAAAGACCAATTAAAGGAGGACGAAACACATGAGCCTTAAAGGAACAACGAACGCCGAGAAGATCTGGAACTTCCTCAGCGGAAAAGGCCTGACGGCCTACGGCGTGGCCGGTCTCATGGGGAACCTCTACGCAGAGAGCGCCCTGATCCCGACCAACCTGCAAAACAGCTACGAGAAAAAGCTCGGCATGAACGACGTCGAGTACACGGCAGCCGTGGACGCCGGAACCTACACGAACTTCGTGCACGACTCCGCCGGCTATGGCCTCGCCCAGTGGACATACTGGTCGAGAAAAGAGGCGCTTCTGAACTACGCGAAGGCGGCCAAAACATCCATCGGAGACCTCGAGACGCAGCTCGCGTTCCTCTGGAAAGAGATCAGCGGGTACGCTTCGGTCATCAAGGTCCTGAAGGGAGCCACGACCGTCAGAGAGGCGTCCGACGCAGTTCTGAAGAACTACGAGAGACCGGCCGACATGGGCGAAAGCGTCCAGAAGGCCCGCGCCGGCTATGGTCAGAACTACTTCGACCAGTTCGCCAGCACAAACACCGCGAGCAAAACCGCAGCGACAGGATCCTGCACCGCTGCCCGCCTGCTCGAGATCGCTGCTGCAGAGATCGGCTACAAGGAAAAGGCCAGCAACTCACAGCTTGACGACAAGACCGCCAACGCCGGGAGCAATAACTGGACGAAGTACGCCCGCGACCTCTACGCTGCCGGCTATTACAACGGAAACAAGAACGGGTACGCATGGTGCGACGTTTTCGTCGACTGGTGCTTCTATCAGCTCGCAGGCAAAGACGCCAAGAAAGCGCAGCAGATCGAGTGCCAGACCGGAGACTGCGGAGCCGGCTGCAAATACTCGATGCAGTATTACCAGCAGCAGGGCCGCTTCTATACGTCGAACCCTCAGCCCGGCGATCAGATCTTCATCACCTCTGGCGGCACGATCAGCCACACCGGCATCGTCGAGAG